CGGCGAGATAGACGGCAACGGGCAGCAGAGCAACCCGACAGCAACGGAGGGCAAGAAGAACCTGTTCCGGCTGCGGGGCAACTCGGTGGGTGCGAAACTTGCCTGTGCGAAGTGTGACTTTTCCGACTCCTCCATGACGACCAACACGGGCGGTGCGAAGTTCATTCATGACGGCATGAAGGAAATGGGAATCCTGACCCCTGCCCAACAGTATGCCGCCGACCATGCAGATACGTGCAAGGAAGATATACGCTCGGCCATTGACGGCTTGCCCTGTGACCTGTTTGTGGCCAAGAGCGTGGATGAGGATCTGACCTATTACGGCCAGTATAACATGAACAACGAGAAGAGCGACAGCTACCCGATATTCGGTCAGGACAAGACTATCGGCGGCGAGCAATGGGGAACCGGCGACACCCTGAACTACCTGCAGGCGAACGGCGACCAGCCGAAGGAATACCTGCCCATCTGCATCGAGACGCTGAACAACTCGAATGACCTGTGCCTGTTCCGATGGCTGCCGTCCACGGAGCCCGACCATACGGACTTCATGGATTTCAACTTTGACGGCGGTTTCGAGTTCAACCACCCGAAAGACGTGTTCTGGAACGACGGCGGTGGCGATGCCGAAGAAGAACCGAACATCAAGGAACACTTGGGCACCGGTGACAAATATGACAAGATGTACAAGGCCCTGGACCGCATGATGGGCTTCCTGTACAGATGCGTGAAGGAAACGCCTGCCGGCAAGAATCTGACCTATAACAGGGAGTCGCACACGTTTGACGGGGTGGACTATGAGGATGACGGCAACAGGTTCCCGACCGCGAAATGGGCAAGCCCGACCTTCAGGAAGGAAGCGGGGAAGTATTTCAACCTGCCCAACCTGGCTGCCTACTACCTGTATGTGCAGTTCAACCTTGGCGTGGACCAGCTGGCAAAAAACATGCTGGTGCGGACGTGGGACGGTGTGATGTGGTGGATAACCTATTACGACGGGGACTGCCAGCTGGGTTCGGACAACAAGTCGTTCCTGACCGGGAAGTATGACGACAATCGGCAGACGAAGCGCGACGGTGCCTACGTGATGCAGGGACACAACAGCTGGCTGTGGAACCTGATACTGGGCAACATGGGCTATCTGCTGGAGGAAGTGATGACAAAGGGCGTGAACGGCGGTACCAGCTTCATGAGCGCCTTCAGTATCCAGAAAGCCATAGACCATTTCGATACCGAACAGATGAAGAAGTGGTGCTCACGCCTCTATAACAAGTCCGGCATCTTCAAATACATCTACCCGTTCCTGAACGAAATGCCGGTGGGTGCGGACGGCGCGAAACAGACCTATCCGCAGATCTACGGTCTGAAGGGTTCGTTGAAAGCGCACCGGAACTACTTCATCCAGCGCCGGTACGACCTGAAGCAGGTGGAGTACGGCTATGTATCTACGCTGGGTGCCCAGTTCTACCAGAGTACGGCATCGCTGGACAAGGCTTATAAGCTGAAACCGATGCAGTACCGGCTGACCATCCCGTACCGTGTGCAATTGTCCACCAGTAACGGCGTACAGGCCGACAGCGGCGTGGTGGATGCGGACGTGCTCCACTCGTTGCAGCTGACCCGTGCCTTCGGTGAGAACGACCCGCTGAAGATTATCGGTGCAGCCAAAATCAAGGAGCTGGTGTGGCATGAGGATGCGTTCGCCATCGGGTTCAACTTCGGTCTGCTGACCTCGTTGGTCAAACTGGACATGAGCGTGGAGAAAGCCAGCGGTTACCGGAACGGCTCGTTCATGGCTTCGACCAACGGGATGCTGCTGCTGGAAGAAGTGAATATGCGGAATAACCTGCTGGCCCGGAACGGGGACAACGGAAACGTGGCCACCTTGGACCTGAGCTGGCAGGGGAGACTGAAGAAACTGGACGTAAGAGGTACGGGACTGACCCGCGTGAAGCTGGCTACCGGTGCGCCCGTTGTGCAGTTATGCCTGCCGGACACGATTGAGGAACTGTTCCTGGAATATCTGACCAAGCTGTCCGATAGTGGCCTGATACTGGAAGGCATCAATAATGTGCGGGGCTACCGCTACACCAACTGCCCCGGCATCGACGGGTTTGCCATGCTGGAACGCCTGCACCAGGCCAAACTGAACGGCAGCGGCAAGCTGGAGCGCTTCGTGCTGGAGATAGACCGGGAAGACGACGGAACCCTGCTGAAGAAGTATTTCGATTACGGAACGTACACGCAGACGGGTGCGGTGGATGACCGGCATTCGGGCCTGCGCGGTAAGCTGACCCTGACGAAGTATCTGGCCGATGAGGAACTGGAGAAGTATGCCGCCCGTTATCCGGAACTGACCATCAAGCAGCCGCCTTATACGATGATTGAGTTTGACGACAGTGTGGCTGACGATGCCAACATTTCGAACCTGGACAACAAGACGGGGTACAAATACGGCAATACGTACAAAATGAGCGGGCATGTGAATGCTATCCTGTCCAAGCGCCACCGCGTACTGGCCAAGGTGACCAAGATGCCCACGAGCCGGAAGGTGGAGATGGCCGGGCAGCAGGTGGAAGTGAACAACCCGGACGGGGAGATGACCTATTTCCCCCTGCATGACGAAAGCTCGAACTTCTATGCCGATGCGGAGGATATGAACGACTGCACGGTGGCGAAGCTGGACGGCAGCGAGGGAGACTGGATGATGTATGAACCGTTCTACTGGAGCAAGGGTATCAACGATTATCTGGCTGGCAAGAAGTACGCCTGCTACAGCAGCTACCCGGAGGATGAAATGCCCCCTGTCCCGGAGGCGACAGTACTGACGCTGGATGCCATCAAGGAAACGCAGGGCGGCTGGCTGGGTGAACGCAAGATTATGAGCGGAAAACCTACGCTGATGGAATCCTATACGACTGACAAGGCCTATTCGGTATGTAAGGTGGACGTATCCGGCTACAGACGTGTCCGCTTTCCGAGCGTTCCCGGTACGGGGCTTATCGGCAGTGTGTTTGTGGATGATGCAGGAAACATCCTGAAGAGCATCGTGGTGCCGACCATCGGCTTGAAATTTGAAGCCGGCATGTATCTGATAGCAGACGTTCCGGAACGTGCTACAGCCCTGCATTTCTCCATTCTGAACACGGCAGAGTTTGACTGCGTGGTGCTGAGCAACAGCGACAAGATAGAGGACATGGAACCGGATTGGGTGGCCAATGAGGAGCATCTGTGTGCCGTTGTGGGCAGTTCTGTAGTGGGCAGCAAGTTGCGCGCCTGCATAACCGGCGGCTCGACCACTGCCAGCATGACGTGGACGGACTTCCACTATTACAGCCAGCAGCGTGGCATGCAGCAGATAGACTCGCTGATGCACAGCCGCATCGCGAACCTGAGCTATGCAAAGTACGGGCGTAGGGACATGCAGGAACAATGCGGTGCCGGTCAGCATAACAATAACCGGACAACGGGTGGAACGGCAGAACACGGGATGACAGACACCATCGGCTACGATGAAGCGTATGCCATCAACAACAAAATCACGAATTCGCTGATTGAAGATCTGGTGCACCAGTTTGCCTGGTATAAGAGCCGTGACGAATACGGACAGGCGACTGTGGTGCAGGTGAACAATATCTGCTGCCTGGGCTATGAGGACATCTACGGCAACAAGTATGACATGATGGACGGCGTGGATCTGCCGAACGACAGCGGCAATGTGGGCAAATGGCGCATCTGGATGCCAGACGGCACGGTGCGCTGGGTGCAGGGGAAAAAGGACAGCGGACAGTGGATTTCAGGCGTGGCACACGGCAAGTATATGGACATGGTTCCGGTAGGTAATTTGAACGGATCATCTTCTACCTACTATACCGACATGTACTGGATAAGTACCGCCACAGTCCGTGTGGTCTATCGCGGGTACAGCTATGCGAATGCGAATGGCGGTGTGTCGAATGCGAGTGCGAGTATCGATGCTTCGAACACGAGCGCTTATGTCGGCTCTCGTCTGGCCTTCCGCGGCAAAATCGTCCGGGCGCAAAGCGTGGCAGCGTACAAGGCGATACGCGAGGTGGCGTAAGCGCAAAGCGCCAAAGCGTGGAGCGAAGCGACTAAAACGAAAGAACGGGATTCGGATGGTTTCCGAATTCCGTTTAAAAGGTATTCAAATACCGGCGAAGCCGGTCGAATTTTTTAAGAATTAAAGACAGAATCGTTATGGGAAGAATTATTGATTTTTTGAGAGAGAGTAACCGATGCAAGCATCTGTTAGGTGGATTCCTTGTAGGTTTGTTGGCAATAAATCCAGGCGTATCACTGTATGCAAGCGTTGTTGCGGCTTCCTGTTTGGAACTGAAGGACAAGCAGCATGGAGGCTGTTGGGACTGGATAGATTGGGGATTAACCGTGTTGGGTGGTGCTTTTGCTGCTCTGTTATGGTTATTCTTCTGAGCATTATAGATTTCTTTTGCCTTGAAATAAGTACCTTTGTAATTGGTAGAGCTTCCCGATAGTCCGTGTGGTCTATCGCGGGTACAACAATGCGAATGCGAATGGCGGTGTGTCGAATGCGAATGCGAATAACGATGCTTCGAACACGAACGCAAATGTCGGCTCGCGTCTGGAAATCTAATTGATCGGCGTACAGCAGCGGGGACGTGTCCCCAATGCGGTGCCGAGGGAAGCAAGCCACAGC